AGTTGCGCAGTTCTTCACTCACATACTTGTCTTTCACAAACAAGTCATTAGGCGAAACTTTGGCACTCACGGGCATCAACAAGTCTAGGTAATCCACCATCATAAAGTCAACTTTGTGTCCAGTTTTGATCTGATACTCTTTCAAAAACGCACGAATGTCATTGATGTTACTCTGTGCTGGCAGTGCTTTGACTTGATAGCTGCCTGCTTTCTTGCCTACCAGTTTGACTTTAAGGGCCGCTGTTGATTTGTCTCGACGAATATCTTTAGTTGACATATCTGTTAACATAGCTGCTGTGCGCAGGCCAGTGAGTTCCTCGCTGAGTTCCAGAGAAACATAAACGCCATGCAAGCCCTGTTGCACCCAGTTCAAGGCAATGTTCATCATGACCAAACTCTTACCTGAGCCTGAACCCCCTGCAAAGATGTTGAGTTCGCCGCGACTAAACCCACCGTACAGCAGTCTATCCACTTGTGGCCAACCTGTTGATACCTGACCGCCTGCATCAAAGTACTTGGTAAACATGCCCTCAGGATCGGCCCAAAAGTCTGTGCCAAGATCCTTGGTTAAAGAAATTTGTACTGCATCTTTAATCAATTTTTCTACAGGCTCAAACTCACCTTTTTCTAATAGGTCTGCACTCTTAAGAATTGCACGTTCAAGTTCCTGGCGCTTGGTAAACGCTTCAAACTCAGTCATAAACCAATCATAGTGTCCTTCATTCAAGTCAGGTACTGATTGTAACTTGATTCCTGTAGCCGCAATGATCTGTGCACGATCAGGCAACGTGCTGTACTTGGCGCTGTGTTCTTTAATAAACTCTGCTGCTTGGCGTATACTTTTATCAAAGTTGTCTGGGTTATAAATGTTCTGTACACGCACATAGCTCTGTGCATCTTCCAACATCATTTCCAGGAACAGACGCTGTACGTCAACTCCGTAATTTTTTAACAAGTTGTTTCTTCCTTAATTCTATTTTGATTCTGCTGGTTTCTCTGGCTTGAAGTATAGTTAGCAAAGTGCCAAGTCGTCCATACTTCTTTACCGCATCATTTACGTCTTTGCAATCTTCCCAGTTGGGTATGCTCACCGCCCAACCTAGTTCTACAGCACGATCAATCAAGGTCAATCCTGCTCGATCTTGATCAGGCACCACTGTGATTTCCCGTCCTAGACCGCGGATCATTCTAGCCTGGGCATCGCTAATTTCATTGTGCATGACCGCCACACCGCCTATGCAGAGTGCATCAAATATACCCTCCATCACCAACACATGTTGCCAGTTGGACAGTTGTAGGTCTACACCAAACACATATCCAGGTTGCTGATCACTTATAAACTTGGGCCGGGCTCCGTCAATAAACCTAGCCGTGTATCCTACAATCTTGTTGTCATGAGTAAACGGCACGATCACACAAGGTCTGGTCCAGTGAACTCCGTCGGTGCGAATAGGAGTCATCATGGGAAAGTCTTCAGGTACACACCGATCACGAATGTAGTCCCAGTACTTGGGATGTTCCTGTGTGATCAATTCACTGCCTGGTGGCAGCTCACGTTCTTCAAAATCAATGCCTTGTAGTGCATTGACCACACGTTGTCGATCTTCCACAATGCCGTAGATACTACGATGGCGTAAACTTTCTAAGTTAGCTAGTTCAATATCTCGTTCAGGCACACCCAGCCAACTCAAGAGCCTACGGGCCTTGAAGCTTACAGAGCGGCCAAGGATAAAGCTGGCGGTGTATCCGCAATTGAAACAGTGATAGCTCCAGCCTTGTTCGTTTGTTTTGATTCCGCCTCGTTGACGTCGGTCTGGGCTGTTGCCGTTGTGTTGACAACATGGAGCGTTGAAACTGACCCACCCGCTGGGACTGGCTTTGCGTTTTGCAGGTAGGTATTGAACAATATCAAGCATCTGCTTATTATAGCAGAGTTTGTATCAACGGTACATCAAATTGGTCACTGTGCCATTGTTAATGATAACATTGGCCATGAGTGTGTTACCAAAAGTAATAGGTAGATATCCAGAGCCGCCATCAATTACAGTTATTGGCCCACAAGTGCCATCGCTGGCCAAACTAGCCACGGCCCGTGCACCAGCACCGTTGCCTACAATAACAACATTGGGCGGAGCAACATAGTTGCTGCCTGGGTTGTTGAGAGTAATTCCTGTGACCACTCCGTTGACCACTGTGGCACTGGCCTGCGCACCCCATCCCTGACTTTGGTTAAACGACAAACGGAGCAAGGGGTGGAATCCTGCTACATTAAGATAGACTGTACTGGTTTCGTCAAAATACTGTGTAGAATCTGTGACGTTGTACCAGGGCGACTCGTAGTCTTCGGCTGCCTGCGCTTTGATTGTTCCTGTAAAATGTGTGAGTTCCATTTTGAACGTGGTCAAACTAGCACCCAAGGTAGGTATATGACTACTGTAAAACTCAGTCTGTTGCAAATAATTCAATGGTTGCGGAGTCAGTGCCCAGTCTGGCCAACCCGAAGGTGGATTTGCTGGCCAAGAAGTAGGACCATAGATAGTGGGTATGGTCAAATTTACACTGTCTTGGAACTGCGGAAATACTGAGTCCACTATATTAGCATCGCCGCGAGCACCTGAATTGTCATCTACAAACACAGCCTGTACATAGTTTCCAGCCGATCGTTGGATGCTGTAACTGGCTGGTTGTGACAGCAGGTTAATAGTATCAGTAGTGTTTAACACTACTTTGACACGTCCAGTGCTGGCACTGAGTACTTCCATGTCCTTGGACAGCAACAGTTCATTGCCGTTCTGACCAATTAGACGGAATACAAAATTGCTGCCAGTAATGTTTACTGGTTTTTGATCTTGATTGATAAATTCAAACAAAAGCACGTTGTCCACGCCCTTGTTTATGGTTAAATATTTTGCGTACACTGGGTCATACCTCATAGTAAAGTAACCACCACTGGTGTCAACTAACAAAACTCTGGTTATCTGCTGGTATAAGTAAACGGTGATTGAATACATGGTGATCCTCAAATAATATTTATGGGCAGCGATATCTTTGCAAAATTGTCTGAAAAATACCCTTTCATAACGTTGTGCGTCTATGCTAACAACGAGTATGTAGGAGTAGTACAAAACAGAGACGACTCTGTTACAACAATCTACGACTTTGGGGCTATTGTTAGCCAGCAAGACAAGATGATGTTTTTAGATTTAGCTACCACTTGGTGGTGGGAAAGCAATCGTAGCATACCCATAAACATATTCTTACGCGGAGATTGGGATAGATTCCGTCACACCCTGCGCACGTTTAGCAACAAGGATCTGGAAATTCTGCACGGACCTGTTTGCAGTCTCAGTGATATTACCCGCAAAAAGGTCAAACGCAAGAGTATTACCCTGGTCAAACGTCTTGGTTGAGAAGATTCATATGCAGTGCTACCAAGGCTGCGTAACTGATTGCATGTGCCTTTTTGAATGTATAGCCCCGACTGGTATCTCCATCCCATACTGATGCAAACACTTCTGGCCAAGGACGCCGTTGTAAGTGTGCTTTGCCCGGACGAATAATTGATATAAACGCAGCCAGTCTTGGTATGCTGTCTGGTTTCATTTCTTTCAACAAATCATAGTAATTGCCCACGTGTGCCAACTGACTGACCCAATGAGCGTCAGTCCACAGTCTGCTCCACGGTGGAGTTGCAGCCAGCATGGCTTCGTAGTGTTCGGGAGTTTGAATCAAACTGTACACACTCATGTTCAGGAAGTCCAGTTTGAAATAGCCACGTTGTTCTGCTGTTTCGTAGTCTATGGCTGCACACTGATTCACAGGATCTTGCGGAATATCTGTGACGTATACTCCTGAATTGTGCCGACGACCGTCACTTTGTCGTGCAGGCGTGTGCTGAATCAATTTCAACACAAGATCTCTGTCAGCAAAGTCAATGTCAATATCTGCGCTCATGTTACATCACACAATGCTACAGCAATACGCACAGCTTCCTCAGCTCGTTGTTGTGCTGCCAAGGCATCGGCTACAGTGGGATGTTGGGCTGCCAATGCTTTTATACGTTCTTCTTCAACCATGCGATTCTGTGCCCAACGTATGATTTCCCGTGTTTCACCGTCCAGTTCAATTGTTGGATAGCTGGATTGCAACGGCAACCATGAGCTGCCATCGTAAACTTCAAGATTGCCGCCAATGTAACGAACCATACCAGCACTGGCTCTAGTGGTGTCAATATAAGGCGCATTGTACACACTGCCCGAGATGTGTATGCCTGCACCACCTGTGATATTTCTAATCATGTTACCATCCTGCTTGTGTTAAAATTTGTTGTGCATACAGTTTATCTTCTGGATGCTCTTTAAACTTCTTTTGCCATACATCAGAATTGATATAGGGCCATACTATTGCCAATTGTTCTGTGTTGAGCTCACTTAGAAATTTCTGACCAGACTCAGAATTATAAATGGCCCACGGACTCACACGACCGCTTGTTATTGCATAACATATGGCATTGGAATTGCCATAACGCAAACAGTCATGTGCTGGATGCTCTGTTTTCTCGTTCCAGTCCATGCTGTATTCTATTGCTCTGGCCAGCGCATCGTCCACTGCTTCAGTTGGCAAGTAATACTGAAGATACTCTGTGTAGATCTGATCACTGCACCAGCGGTCAATCTTTTTGTTTTGTTTTAATAACCAGTCCATAAAACGCGGCGGGTTGATTACTCGTGTATCTACACAGTAGCGTCCAAATTTTACAAAGGCCTTGTAATAAGCACTGTCAGCAAAGTCATCGAATGTCTTGGCTGCCGAAGGTTGTAGTGTACGATAAAATAGTAAAAATGCATGGAGGCCTAATTGAACTCCACGCTCGCTCTTTTCTAATCTACGTCTCTTGCGTTCACACATGTGCACCAGTACACTGCTTTCGCGTACAAATGTCTTGTTACAAAACTCACAGACAAATTTATTTTGTGTCTGTTCCATGCTTGCGCAAATACTCATCTAATTCTTTTTTGGTTGTAATGGTGGTCAATAGATCTAGTTCGTCGCTTTTGTAATGCGGGAACAGTTCAGCCAGTTGCTTACGAACAGCGCCGGTGCCTTCTTTCTTTTTGGGCGAAATCCAATTGTGTTTGAAAGCACCCATGTCAGGACTCACCGTGGTAGCCATGAGCCATTGCAATTTTTTATGGCGTGTGGAGTTGAAACTAAAAAAGTGTTTGTTCAGTCTTTCGTTGGTTGAAATCACATAGAACTCCTGTAAGTCACGCGATCCTTCCACGCAACTTCCCCAACGGATCATCAGGAACGGGGCAAACTTTTTGCGCTCGTCATCTGACAGATCATCGTAGAAATCTCTGACCTTGTGGTCAAACATTTTCATCTCATTGGCAATGCTTAGTTTATCACTCATGGGTTTTCTTTAGATTATACAACACAAACAACTGATCCAGCAACTCCTTCATAGCTGGATCAGTTTCGCACATGGTCAGTACTTGGTTTATCTCGCTGCGATATCCTCGCATGGCTAGGCCTGTGTCGTTTTTGTCGGTCCATCCTACCATTTGTTGCTTGGTTTCGCCAAACTTACGAGCATAGATTCGATTGTCTACTCGCTCGTAGATGTAAGTTGCACCAGGTTCAAGACTTCCCATATGTATATCCATATTGGCTATGGGCCCATCGTAAGAATCTTTCCAGTTGCTCACGATCATCGGGCCAACTTTCGAGATAAAATTTTACCATTCGATTCAGCGTTTCAAACATTTGCAATTCTGTATAAGTTCCCATGATCACCAGGCCTTGTTGTAGTCTACAATTTCACAGTTACGACTGATATCCTTAACAAAATATATGCATTCAGGATTGTCGCCGTCAGTAATTGGCACAGCCAACAACTGTCCATTTTTTAACTTTGGTGCATACCAAGACACTTCATGATAGACATCTAAGATTTCAATATCGGGGAAGCTGGGACGGAAGCTGGAGAGTGGATTAAATTGAAACACCTTGAAGCCACGATCATTGATCGACGTCAACGGTAGCACTTCGAGATCACCCATGTCAGGTTCTCCTATTAGCACCTGCCAGTCCATGGGCATACGAATAGTGTGTTCTCCAATACGCAATACCAGAGCTGGCGAATTAAAACTTTCTAAAAATATTAAAGGAATAAAATAATAGTCTGGGTCAACAGGATTAGAGTTGTCTAATATGCTGAAGCGCATGTCATCTATTTCGTCAGGAAGATGATCTAGATCGTAAGTTTGATTGTCAAGTGTAAGAATTCTCATAACATCATTTTACAGGTTCCTGCGCACAAAGTCAACTATATAGTATGAAATGATTACCAAAACACCAATTTATTGTCAGCAAGATCTTGCGCTAGCGTTTGAATTGTCACAGTTTTTATCGCATGGCACCTGCACAGTTTGCAACAACAACACAGAGTTTGCAATCGATTCTGATTGTTCCGACTTGTTTATGGTCTACCGAGAGAGTGCTAGATGTGTGCAATGCAATCTAGTAGCCAGACAACGTGTGGTCATGACTGCGGTAAAACTTTTTGCCCAACCCAGAAATATTATTTACTTACAAGAACAAGTGACCAGCAGCTACGAATGGGCACTGGAAAATCTCAACAAGTGTACCGTGATTGGCAGCGAATACATGCCCAATGCTGCACTGCCTGGTATACGTCACGAAGATGTTGAAAACTTGTCATTTACCGATGCCAGCATAGACATTATTGTGAGTCAAGATGTATTTGAACACGTGGCCAATCCCTGGCAAGGGTTTGCTGAATGTTATAGAGTGCTCATACCCGGTGGCCGTATGTTTATGACCATTCCCTTTGCCGGTAATCCTGGTGCTGTCACTGTGGATCGAGTAAAACAAGGACTGCCCGATCAGTATCACGGCAATCCACTCAGCGATCAAGGCAGTCTGGTGTATTCAGATTTTGGTTGGGATCTAATAGGACAACTAAAAAAAATTGGCTTTGCAGTAGAACTGTCTGTGTATCGTTGTAATGAACTTGGCTGGGCTAGTCCTATACTACTGTTTGAATTGATCAAGCCAGCTTCATCCAATCCAGTCGTTCCTGTGTAAAAGGATAGTTGGCTTCTTTGTAGTAGGCCTTGCGTTTGGTCAAGTGACGCTTGGCAAATTTGCAAGTACTAGTTATGTCCCAGATCTCCACATGATCTTTATCTTCTGCCTTGCGTATGCCACGACCAATTGACTGAATGACTCTGGTAAAACTCTTGCCAGACTCGACCATAACCAAATTAAAAATACGAGGAATGTTAATACCAACCGCAGCCACACCATAAGTTGCCACAATGATTTTATCTGTTGCTTCGGCCACTTCGTCATATTCGCTTTGTCTATCTTTGGATTTTGTTGCGCCTGAAACAAACACCGCACGGTCGCCCAAGCGTTCGACCAAGGCATGCCCAGCAGCCACTCGATCTACTAACACCAAGGTATTGCCAGTTTCGTTTACTTGACGAACCAACGCCGCCATGGCATCCAGCCGGCCCGATTCCTCTAACAAATACTTTAGTTCTTTTTGATAGTCTGCAAACTCCACATGATCCATCAACTGCACAATGTTAACATGACACTGTGCTAACACTCCTTGTTGTTGCAATTCATTGGCCGACAGTCTGCCTATTACAGGTCCTAAGCTAACCAGCAGTGCTTGACTTTCAAACTTTTCCTTTGGCACTGTGCCAGTCAACCCCCAGCGAATTGGCACTTGCGCCATTACACTGGTCAGCAAGGTTTTCAGCGCATCTGCTTTGGCCATGTGCACTTCATCTACCATGACACATACCACACCCTCAATAAAATCCTGTATGGTGCAATCGCCTACGCCGGCTTTGGTGTTCTTCAACAGCACATTGAGACTTTGCCAGGTACATATGGTATGTGTACGACCCCATTCTTTGCGATCGCCAAAATATACACCAACGTCCAGGCCTAAGTTTACATAGTCTCGTTCGGTCTGGCGCACAAGATCTTTGTTGGGCACAATAACAATTGATCTACCATGTGCTTCCACCGCGGCACTCAGTGTAGCAGTCATAATTGTTTTGCCTGCGCCTGTGGCCACTTCTTGTATACACTGCGGATTCTGTAGGAAGTTATTGATGATTTCAACTTGATAATCACGCAACATCACAGGCTGACCTTCAGCAGGATGTCCTTTGGGCCAGGTCTTGTGGGCCCAAGTAAGTTCTTCTACTACATTAAAATCAAATGTATTAGAATATGTACGTTGGTCATCTAGCTCGATATCGTAGTCGTACTGTTCTAAAATAGGAATGATTTCGGGCAGTAAATTTGTGTAGGTAGATCCACCTAGTTGAAAGTAACTGACTTTGCCATCCCATCGTCCTAGACGCACCGCTGGAAGATATCTTGCATAAGGCACATCGTATTTGAATGTGTTTACTAATTTTTTGCGACAGTCGAGATCCAGACCTTCAATCTTGATATTGACTTCATCACGTATTTGTATTGTGCATTGTTTCATTCTAATGTTACTTTTGTTACAAGCTGGCGCTGAGCAATCTCTGCTAGCAAGGCACTGCGCGACACAGTCTCGACTAGCTGGGCAAGAGGAAAACGTAATGGTAGTGCTCTTGTATTATACACGTTTTCTATGCCACGAGCAAGAAAAAACTTCTGATGTTCCTGTATGTATTTTGCCATGCTGGGTGTTTTAGACTCCAGGTCTTGATTGTAAAATGCCACATTAAAATCGGCACTGTAGTGATCAAACGGACGAAACGCATCGTTGCCAATGTATTGGTCATTGTCGTGTGCAAGGTCCTCCACAGTTTTGCCTATCTCAGCATAGTTCAAATATACAGTGCCAAACCTGATACGCATGGTTCCATGTTGTCGTTGTAGTACAGGATCTAACTGTTGTGTTTTGGGCATGCCGTACCAGGTGCACACAAACCTATGTGGATTAGAACCTAGTATACTTTCACATCTATGCACAGCAATGTTTAAAGTGGCCAAGGCCTCACGAACTGGCATTGGCGCACGATGCCAGAATCTTGTGTTTTGTTGGTCTAACAGTCCGTGATACTGCTCAAAGATATTGTGCAGATAGTTCAAACAGTTTTGATCAAATGTAAATGGATGCCGTATGATGTACTCATAGGAGTTTATGGTTGCAACGCATTGTTTAATCAAGGCAATAGCGCGGGCAGTTTCTTCTGCCGGGGTGCCGAATCCATAAAATCTATCTGGATGATCCAAGGGCCAGGTATCTCGTTGACTCATACGTTCTAGCCATAGATCGGTTATGGGATTGGCTAGCAGTTGAAATCGTAGTGTTAAAGGGGAGTCATGGCCTAACTCAATAAGCAAGTGTTGAGGCATATACAAGTATATAGCACAATACAATAGAAGTCAAAAAAGCAGGCACCTTTTTTAGGGGTGCCTGCTGTAAAGCCTGGGCCGGAGCCAACCGTTGAGTGCCCAGGAGAAACTATATCAATCGCTGATTACTTCTTGGCCCAGGCAATGTAGCCACCGTTGGTGGCGCTCCAGGGACAATACTGTTCCCAAAGCACTGCTGACTCAGCATGCAATCGCACTAATCGGTCCAGTTCGGGCCTGGTTGTGTATCCTGCCAGGCTCCAGTCATGTGACTTTAGTGCAGTTTCCAACTCAGTCATTATGACTCACTGCACGAACTTCAAAACCTGACTCCACTGCCTCGTCGGCTTCGTACTTGGTGTCCACCGCATACAAAAACAAATCACCATCCCAGATTTCAAACATTTGTCAGTTCCTTTATTTCATAACCCGAATGTGGGTACTTTGCAATCAACCATTCCAACAAGCCTGGTTCCCAAGGCAAGGCAATATCGCCTGCACGATTAGCAATGTATTTTACTGTCATTTCAAATTCCTTAAAAAATAGCACTTGCGGCAGCCGCGGCATTCCAGGCACTGAACACAATGTTCATCCAGCCAAGCCCATTATGGCCAGCTTCAAAATCTCGTTTGGCCCATTTAAGCATGAGCCATGCAAGAAAAATATTAACTAAAAGCCACCCGTTCATCACATCACCGCAATCAAAAATATAAACAAAGCCACAACAGGGTGCCCGAACAACAAGGCTATCACGGCAAGTACAGTGCCAAAGAAAGCCTTGTCAGACCCCATTAAGCTGACTTCATGCAAGTTGTCTCGCTCATGCGCTTCCAGTTGTTAGGAAAGCTCTTGCGCAAGTCTGCAATCTTGAGCGCCATACGCAAGGATACCTCACGCAAACGGTCTTTGTTGTCATGCATAAAGTCAATAATGTCGTCTTGTGCATACTCGTTAAAGTCGTAGTCTGCAAACAACACACCATCTTTGGCAATCTGTTTGATACGCAACAACTTGTCACGCATGGTGTCCAAGGTCAAGTCCAAATAGTGACAACGTGATTGTAAGGCATCCAAGTGGTCACGCAATTTTTGCGACTTCATCTTGTCAAATTTCAAGTTGGTGATAAAGATAACGCTACCTTTAAACTCAAAACGGTCTGGGATGCCTTCACGGCGCAAGGCACTGCTCTCTGACAACCAGGAGATCACACGCTTCTTACCCGAGTCCAAGGCACCCTTGAGCAGGTTAAGAGCAACGTCATCCAACAAGATACTGTCGCAGTCGTCAAACACTACGACACTGTTGGCGTCACTGTATTTGTACAGGGTCTGGTACAGGCCAATTGGGGTAGCACTGCCTTTGACTACTTCAGCTCGCAGTCGCTTGCCGGCTATTTTGTCAAACATTGTGGCCTTGTCAATTTCTTGCTCAACGCCAAAGCTCTTGCCCACACCTGGAGGACCGCTCACAATCATAGAACGGATGTCGCCTG